AGAGAGTCAATTAGCCGACCTTAAAAAGATTCTAGCAGACGCTATGAAAGTAGAAGAGGTAGAAGCGCCTGTAGTACCTGAGCCTGAGCCTAAAGGTTTAACTCACAGCCCTGAGAAGGAAGTGAAGACAACCGCTAAAGGAGTAGGTAGAAAAGGAACTACAATTCAAGAACGAGTATTCAAATACATTAATAATAACTAAAATTAACAATTAAATTCATTTAAACAATGGCAACAACAACTAGCATCACGACTTCATACGCAGGAGTTAAAGCACAAGGATTTATCGCAGCAGCTTTATTAAGCGCACCTACTATCGACAAAGGTGGTATCACGGTAAAACCAAACATCAAATTCAAACAAGTAATGCAAAAGCTTGCAGTAGGAGACATAGTAGCAGACGCTTCTTGTGACTTCACAGCAACATCTTCTGTAACACTTACTGAGCGTTACTTAGAAGTAAAAGACTTTCAAGTAAACTTGGAACTTTGTAAAAAAGATTTCGAATCGGATTGGCTTTCAATTGAGCAAGGATTCTCTTCTTTTGACGAACTACCAAAAAGCTTCGCTAACTACCTAATCGGACACGTAGCAGGTAAAGTAGCAGCTAACGTAGAAAACAACATTTGGAACGGAACAGGAGCAGGTAAATTTGACGGATTAGTTAACCTTATGGGTGCTGACGCTGACGTTAACGATGTAGCCTTCACAGGAGCAACTACTGCAGCTAACATCATTGACAGACTTGGAGAAGTAGTAGACGCTATCCCTGAGACTATCTACGGTAACGAAGGATTAGCAATTTACATCTCTCAAGCTGACGCACGTTCTTACGTAAGAGCTCAAGCAGCTTTAGGTTATAAAGACCTTTACCACGTAGGACAGACTGCAATGGACTTCGAAGGAGTTAAGTTATTCGTAGCTAACGGACTTTCAAGCGGTCAAATGGTAGCAGGAGAGAAGGACAATTTGATGTTTGGGTGCGGTTTGCAAAATGACCAAAATCTTGTAAAATTGATTGATTTAGCAGATATCGACGGGTCTCAAAATGTGAGAGTTGTAATGCGTTACTCTGCAGCGGTACAATACGCTATCGGTTCAGAACTTGTTCTAACTACTCAGTCTTAATAACAGACTAATTATCTAAAGGGCTCCTTTAATTAGGGGCTCTTAATTAACTCAATATCAATAACTTAAATACACAATAATTATGGCTTGCAATATAACAGCAGGACGTTTAGAAGGATGTAAGGACGCAGTAGGTGGCTTGAACGCTATCTATTTCGTTAACTTCGGTGCTATGGGAGACTTAACTATTTCTGACGAAACGGTTACAGGAATCGCAGCAACTACACCTGACGCTTTCAAATACGACCTAAGAGGTACATCTACCTTTGACCAATCATTAACATCTAGTAGAGACAACGGAACTACTTTCGCTGAGCAGACGCTTACAGTTTCTTTAAAGAAGCAGGACGCTACAACTCACAAAGAAGTAAAGCTATTAGCTTACGGACGCCCACAAATCCTTATTGAGGATAACAACGGTACTGTATGGCTAATGGGTGAAGAGTTTGGCTCTGAAATGAACGCCACTACTTCAACAGGAGCTTCATTAGGTGATAAATCAGGATATGAGCTTACATTTTCAGCAATGGAGAAGGGCTTTGCTAAGCAGTATACAGGTGTAATCGCAACAGATTTCGCAGTAACTGTAGGTATCTAATAACCAACTTTGAATACTATAAGAGAGCTACCTTAACGGGTGGCTCTTTTTTTTGTGTCATTATCTAGATTATATTGTTTTTAAATAAAGGCTTTACAAATGAATTACATTGATATAACACAGAGCAGTCAAACTCTTAGCGTTAACTTAAATACAAGTGAAAACACAGAGGTCGTGGTAAGCGAATCAGGGGAGCTTGTGAGTAATGGCTTATTTAATGCAGATACGGATTGGACAAAAAGCGGCAATGTTGTCATATCTAGTGGCAAAGCTGTCTTCAACAATACATCTCTAGCGTTATTATATCAAGACATAACAGGAGCAGTACAAAGTGCAACATATAAGGTAACCTATACAATATCTGAATATATATCAGGTAGTATATCTTTTGGCTTTGGTAACGGGCTTCAGCAACCTCAGGGAACTGTAAGAAATGCTAATAGCACATATACAGAATATATTACAAAAACCGATGCTTTTATTTCGGCGGGCTTTAGGACAAATGCATTTGTTGGCTCAATAGACAATGTATCTGTAAAAGAGATAATAGAGGGGACTAATAACGTAAGTGTCAATTTATCTGTTTACGCTGACGGCTCAGACACTTTAATACTAAACTTTGATTCTAGTATTACGTCTCATAACTATTACCAAACTATAGGAATTGGCTCTACTGAGTTAGCACAATTAAAAGACGAAACTCAATATAATATAGTAGGAGTAGATTCTAATAACAAAGTAATATACAGAGGTAAATTCCAAACCACAAGCAAAGACCTAAATAACCTATCTGTTAACGAAGGTAAATATATTAAAAAAACCACAGCAACTAACTACACAATACTAGACTAATGAACTATACTATAACTAATTTAAGCGCTTATGAAATGCCTAAGGCTATCGAAGATAAGCTAAAGGACTACGTAGCATACGGAGAAGATAACGACTATTTCAATTTCTTGATACAGCAATACTTACAGAGTGCAACTAATAACGCAGCTATAAAGTCTATATCTGACTTAATTTATGGTCAGGGTTTATGTATTGACGGACTAGAGAAGGATAGCGCACAAGTTAAGGAGCTAAGAAAGTTAATCAATCACAGAGACTTAAAAAAGATTATACTAGAGCGTAAGATGTTAGGGATGGCAGCTATGCAGGTAATCTACTCTAAAGCAGGGAACAACCGTAAAGTAGTAGGAATTAAGCATTTTCCTATACACACTTTAAGACCTGAGAAGATGAACGCTGAAGGAGTTATAGAAAACTATTACTATCATCCTAATTGGTCAGATAAAAGCCCTTCAGATACACTTAAGAAGATACCTACGTTTGGCAACTCAAAAGAATCTATAGAGCTATTTATATTGAAGCCTTATATTTCAGGTTACTCTTATTTTAGCCCTGTAGGTTATAGCGGTGCTTTACCTTATTGTGAGCTTGAGAATGAAATCTCAGACTACTTACTTAATGAGGCTAAGAACTCCTTTAGTGGTACTAAGGTTATAAACTTTAATAATGGTGTACCTTCAGCTACAGAGAGGTCGGCTATATCTAATGACGTTAAGCAAAAGCTAACAGGCTCTAAAGGTCAAAAAGTAATAGTAGCGTTTAACGAGAACGCAGATAGTAAGGCTACAGTAGAAGATATATCTTTAAACGATGCACCTGCTCACTATGAGTACTTAGCAAATGAGGCAATGCATAAAATTCTAGTGGGCCACAGAGTAACGTCTCCTATGCTATTAGGAATTAAAGACGGAGGTAATGGCCTTGCAAGTAACTCAGATGAGATTATGGTAGCCTCTCAGCTATTTAACTCTACGGTTATACGTAACTTTCAAGACGAAATTTTAGACGCCTTAGAAGAGGTCTTAGAGCTTAATGGAGAAGTACCTGAATTATACTTCATTACATCGCAGCCTATTGAGTTCACAGAAGATGACCAAGAGGAGACAGAAGAGGGTTATGAGGTAGAAGATAAAAAAGTAGCCAAGGTAGAAGACAAAGACAAAGAAGACAATAAAGTAGACCAAAATTTAAGCTCAGCTATTGAGGTAGCTATGAGCGCTTACCTAAAGACTAGAGATTAATGTGTACGTTTGAAGAGCAACAAGCCGAGACTTTGCTATACCTAAATAAGGTAGGAGAAGTTATGCCCGAAGAATGGGTGTGTATTGATGCACGTATAGACGAAGGGGAGGCAGAAGGCGAAGACTTTGAAGCTATGCTAAACGCTACTTTAAACGTAGCTTTAAGCGTAGCCCCTGCAGACAATAGAGCAAAGGACAGTAAACAAGATAACAAGTTTGTTAAAGTTCGTTACGCTTATGTACAAGGCTCTAAGAAGCACGGTAAAAGTAGTAACGGTAAAAAGATGCGACCGTTTTGTAGAGCTATGGAGTCAGCCTCTAGGTTATATAGAAAAGAAGACATTATCAAAATGCAGTCAGACGGGGTTAACTCAGTACTAGGACACAATAAACAAGCTTATAGTATTTGGAAGCATAAAGGCGGTGTTAACTGCCATCACAAGTTTGAAAGACGCATATACATAAAGAAGACTAAAAGTGACGGGACACCTTGGGGAGGTGGTGCAATGAATGGAGTCAAAAAGAGTACAATAGCACAAGCTAAGAAAAAACACTTTAACCCTAAGAGTGGACGTTACAGAAATGATAGGAGAGTGGCTGAGGCTCAGATAGATAGAGCTGACAAAGGACACCACCCAAGTTATAAACCAAAAGGTAAAAAGAAATAAAAATGAAAGCATTATTTATCAGTAGAGACGACCTAGTAAGATATACACCAATATCAGGAAACCTAGATTTTGACAGAGTAGTTCAATATATTGAGATTGCTCAGGATATTCACGTTCACGAATTACTAGGGAGTAACTTGTATAAGAAACTGCAGGCAGACATATTAGCTAATACACTTACAGGAGACTATGAGACTTTAATGACTACACATATTAAGCCTATATTAGCTCAGTATGCGTTACTAGAGTTCTTACCCTTCAGTCAATTCAGTATCAATAACAAAGGTGTCTTTAAACACACTAGCGAGGCGGCTGAGACATTAACTAAAGCTGACCTTAATATGATGGTAGAAGCTACTAGAGATACAGCACAGCATTACGCTAATAGAATGGTAGACCACTTATGTAGTTATCCTTCTTTATATCCCGAGTATTTAACAAACTCTAACGACGAATTAAGCCCTAGTAGAGATACCAACTTTGGAGGTTGGGAGATTTAACTTGTATAATTTGAGTAATATGGTAAAGTTAGTTGCAGACTATGGTACTTACGGTCTTTGGATACTAAGCACGAGAGAAGCTGTATTAGAATATTTCAAAAATGGAGACTTTAACTTAAGTTCTATGAGCTTTTTAATATCTGCTTTAGGTGTTATTTGGACTATAGTGCGTATAGTTAATGCGGTGTTAGATGGTAGAATAAATAGAGAGAAGACTAGGTTAGAGAATGAAAGAATAATGAGAGAGCTTTATGAGCTTGAAGACTATGATAATATGAATTGGCACGAGTCAGAGGAGTATAGAAATGAGAGACATCAATAAAATTATAATACATTGCACAGCAACTCCTGAAGGTAGAGACGTATCTGTGGACACTATAAGACAATGGCACTTAGATAGGGGTTGGTCAGATATAGGCTATCACTATATAATAGACCTTAAAGGAAACTTACACGAGGGTAGACCTATTGAAAGACAAGGTGCACACGTTAGAGGATATAACAAAGGCTCTATAGGGATAACTTACGTAGGCGGTGTTGACTCTAAAATGAAACCTAAGGATACAAGGACAGAAAACCAAAAGGGACGCCTAGAGGCTCTTATAATGGATTTAATGGATAGTTACCCTAATAGTACACTTCACGGGCATAATGAATTTAGCCCTAAAGCCTGTCCTAGTTTTGACGTACAAAAAGAATATATAGAAATAATTAAATACTTTAAAGAATGCGACTATTAAAAATACTACTTATTGGAATGCTATTCGTCAATTGTGCAACTAAGGTAGAGCCTGTTTATACTTACGAACTATCTAGGGAGTTGAAGCCTTACGTATTTGAGTATTTGAGCATACTAGAAAAGCACAATATTGAATTTAAAAAACAATCCTTTATAGTTGTATTTGACGCAGATATAATGAAGACGCCTTTAGTTGGTCAGGCAAAGGGTATGTTTAATGATGAATTAGTTTACGTAAAAATTAATCCTAAGATGTGGAGAAACCTTACACATAAGCAAAGAAGACACTTGCTCTTTCACGAGCTATCACACGATATATTTAACATAGAACACACAAAAGATGTGGAGTTAATGAAGCCTTCTATGCCTAGCCCTTCTCAGTCTTATTATATGGATATTGAGAAAGAAATAGAGTTACTAATGAAACACATAAAAAATGAGCAATCCTAAACTAAAAAAGAACGGAGGTAAAGGCACTAACGTAGGCAATGCACTTAGATGGCTTGTTAAGCAGGGTAAGAGCGTTTCTCCTGAGCTTTTGGACCTAGCAGGTAATATTACAGGTATAAAGCAATTGAGTACCTTAGGAGACGCTATACGAGGAGACAAGAATCTACCTGAAGAGGATAAGACTATACTACTCCAAGAGATGGAAAACGATATGATTGAGATGGTTGAGGTTACTAAGCGTTTGCAAATAGATAGCGAGCACGCCATTACTAGAATGATTAGACCTGTAAGTTATGCAGCTATGTTTGTGTTGTTTATGTCTGTAGTGTTACTAGACGGTAACTTAGGAGCTTTTACAATAGATAAAGCTTACGTTCCTGTGATACAATCTTTATTCGGTACTATGACAATCTTTTACTTTGGTAGTAGAGGTATTGAGAAGGTGATGAAGACTTTTAAAGACAAGGCATAGTTAGTGCTGCGTACAATAAAAGAAGTAATCCTTTAAATCTCTATCTTAACTCTAGGGGCGGTAACCTTTAAGTCGGTAACCTTAAAAGCGGTAACCTTTAGAAGCTTTCTTAGTCAGCAAATTAGATAGGTTAATAGTTTTACTCTAAACGAATATAAAAAGAAGATACAATAAATTTTTGACATACACAAGCTTTTTGGCAATTATTTTTTAATAAGGTTATAAATACCCTTTAAAGTGTTTTTAAATAAAGACCTATATACAACAAACTAGAAGGACACGGCGTAGGTTTTAGTAGGGTTTACCCTGCGCCCCTTCTCTTTACTATGGCTAAGAAGAAAACTTTAAAATATTGGAAGACCAAGATAGACAAACCGTTTCACGAATACGTGAGGAGGTCTAAAGTTAACTCTGAAGGTTATGGTCAATGTATTAGCTGTAAAAAAGGTATTCACTTCTCAGAGAGTGACGCAGGACACTTTATTACTAGAGGTGCTTTATCCACTAGGTGGGACGTTAGGAACGTGAATTTACAGTGTAGAAAATGCAATCGCTTTGAATATGGGCGTCAATATGAGTATAGCCTAGCTTTAGGTTCAGAGCTCTCAGAAGAGTTACTCATTAAGTCAAAACAACCCTTAAAATTAGCAGACTTCGAATATCAGGAGATTTTTGAAGAGTTCAGAGACAAGCTAAAAGCTCTAAAAGACTCTCAAAAGTTCTAGCACACATTTTTCTTAAAAAAACTTTCAGGCGTAACTGCCTGACTTTCTGTGCGTTGTAAATTATTTTCAAATTATTTTAAAAAAAGTTGTAAAAAAGTTTGGTAGAAACAAACAAAAGGTTGTATCTTTGTACCAAGCAATAACGCTAACAAAATTTAAAACAAATATTATGACTTACACAAAAACACAAATTATCGCAGGATTAACAAAAGTATTCACAGGAGCTCAATTTTTCGTAACACCTACAGGGGACTTAACAATGAGTTTAGACGGGGAGTTCGTAGACCACAAATGGCTAAAAGGAACTTTCGTAAACAACTAAAAATAACGGGGGTGTAAAAGCCCCCTTAAATTAAAACTATGAAACTAACTAAAAACCAATTAATAGACAGAGCTAATAACAAGCTAGAGGCAAAAATCTTTTACGCTACTAAAAAGCTACAAGAGTATAGAATGGCTCAGGACGGTATAATAGATTACGGAGTACCACAAGAAACTATCTGTAATATGATTGATAGCCAAGAAAAGGAACTACAGGTATTACACTATATTAACCATAGAATCACTTTCAATGATTAAGCCTAAAGACAAATGCCCAAAGCATAAAAGAAGTGCCACAGTATGGTATAGACAGACAGGAGAGTTAATATGTTTAAAGTGTAACTCAGTGATAATCAAAGGAGTAAAAAATAAATCAAAAATAAATTAAAAAAACCTTGTATAAACTAAAAAGAGTTTGTATCTTTACAAAAAATAAATATTAATAATAAAAACAAATCATTATGAGAAAATTAAAAGTAAATTCAAAACTAGCAATACGAAAGTATAAACATCAAGACGCAATCACTAAAGGAGGTCTTATATTTGTAGCCACAGTAACACTACCTGCTTCTATATGTGTATTGTACACAGTATTTTTCACTAACCCCACTATTACATTTGGTGGATTCTAAAAACTAATTATAAATTAAACCCTTAAAACTAAAAATTATGAAAAAAGTATTAATTACATTAGCAGCCGTATTAACATTAATGAGCTGCTCTAAAGAAGAGATGACAGAGACACAAGAAGTAAACTTTAACTTTCAACAATCCTTTACAGGGGAGTACCTAAATAGTGAGACGTTTATTAACGGGGAACTCTCAGATACTTGTGATACCACTTGGAGCTTTACAGCTACTTCGGTATTTGTAAAGAGATTAGAAAGCTGTGACGAAAGCGCACAAGGTCAAACTTTGCCATTTACATTTGATGACACAACCTTATATATAGGTCAGCCAACAAATACGGGCATAGTATTAATTGAGTATCCTTACACCGAAGACGCAGATGGAAACTTAACTCTTACATTACTTACAGGAGACTTTGAAATAGTTTATAAATTAACACGATAAAAACTTGCATAGTATATAAATTTTACGTATATTTGCATAAATAATTAAACCTTAATATAATAAATATGATTGAACAACTAGTAAAAGTACAAAATGAGCTAAAAGCACCTAAGAGCCAATACAACTCTTTTGGTAAGTATAGCTACAGAAACGCAGAAGATATTTTCGAAGCTG